CGCGCCTGGCGTGCAGCCGACCGAGGTCCTGGCGAATGTGACCACTGCGGTGGAGGTGTCCTCCGCCACCCTCGAGTCCGGACGCTTCGTCGGCGGCTACGCGGCGTGCGCTGCGCGGCGAACCTGCACCGCCATCGGCATCGACGTCTCCGCTGTTCGGGGTCTGGGCAAGACCGGTGCGCTGACCGTCACCTGGCGCGTCGAGTACCGCGAGATCAACGACTTCGGTCAGGTCCTCGGGCCCTGGACCACGCTGGCCAACGAGTCGCGCACGGCGTTCACCGCGACACCGCAGCGCTGGTCGGAGCGCTACACCCTGCCTTCGCCGGCCCGCGTCGAGGTCCGCCTGGTGCGCACCGACGTTCAGGACACCGATCCGTCGGCGCTGCACGAGCTCGCCTGGATCGGGCTTCGCGCCTACCTCGCGGAGCCGGCGCGCCTCAATCCGGAAGCGGCCCACTTCGAAGTGGTCATGCGCGCCTCGAGCCAGCTCTCGCAATCGGCGAGCCGGGACCTGCGGCTGATCTGTCAGGCCTATTGCCGGACGCTTGCCGCCGACCTGACCTGGAATGCCGAGGAGCACACGCGCAATTGGGTGTGGTGGTGCCTGGACCTGATCACCTCGAGCACCTGGGGCATGAACAAGCCCGATTCACGCATCGACCTGCAGTCCTTCTACGACCTGGCCGTGCAAGCGGATGCGCGTCAGGACCGGTTCGACTACGTTTTCGACAGCACCTTGAACGGGTGGGACGCGGCGCAGCTCATCGCGCGCGCTGGTCGCTCTCGTGTCTTCCGGCGAAACGGCGTGATCAGCATCGCGCGCGACGAGTTCGTCGACGCACCTGTGACCGCCTTCACGCCGCGCAACTGCCAGCCGGGCATCGCCGTGTCGGAGAAGCTGCGCTCCCGCAACAGCCCGGACGGGTTCATCGTCGAGTACCAGGACCACCGGACCAACGAGTGGACTGAGATCGCGTGCCCGATGCCCGGCGTGGAACTGTCCGACATGGCCAACCCCGAGCACAAGCGGCTGGAGGGAATCGTCGGCGCGAAGCACGCCGAGCGCGAGGGCCTGTACGAAGCGGCGAACCTAGCCTACCGCACGCGCGTGGCGTCCTTCACCACCGAAATGCAGGGCATGCTGCCGGCCTACATGTCGCCTGTCGCGCTGGTGCCCGATCAGATCGGGTACGCGCAGTCCGGCGACGTCGTCGAGTACGACTCCGGCTCGCTGGTGATGGGCCTGTCGGAGGAGCCCGATTGGGACGCCGGGGACCTGTACATCACGTTCATCAAGGATGACGGGCTGCTCACCGATGCTCAGCGAGTGACTCCTGGACCGACTTCGTACGACGTCACGCTGTCGGATGGCCCCGGGTTCACGCTGGTGCTCGACGACGGCACCCGCGAGCGGCCGAAGTTCCTGCTCGGTCCGCTGCTGGGTTCGCGCGAGCTGGTGAAGGTCGGGGCGATCAGCGATGGCGGCCTGGCGGATGAAGGTGCGCAGCTGTTCGAGATCAGCGGGGTGATCGACGACGAGCGCGTGCACACCGCCGACAACGCGCTGTTGCCCGGCCCTGGCGAGATCCAGGACCCCGTGGGACTCCCAGATGCTGGCGGGCCGGAGCCCGGCGTGGTGCTTCTGATTCCCAACATTCTGGACGTCACCACCCTGGCGTTCACGACCTCGGGAGTGAGCGTCTCCAGTCTGGGCACTCGCTACCGGCTGGGGGCGACCGGCCTGTTGCACTACACCGAGGAGTTCTCGGGCGTACCGATCAACTACGACCCGGCTGGACAATGGCTCCTGTACGGCGAGGCCGAGCCATCGGATTGCGCTCTGTTCGAAGTTCGGGCGACGCTGCTCAGCTCGAGTGGCGCTGGTGCTGAAACCTTCACTGGACCCATCGGAACATGGGAGGTGATGGGTGTCGATATCGAGTGGTACCTCGAATACGGCGGAGGCGGGGATTCCTCGAGGACGCTGTTCATCGAGATCCGTGAGACCGCCACAGGCCTGGTGGCCGACTTCGCAACCGTTACCCTGCAGACTGCAATCCTTGTTGAAGTCGGCGGCGCGTGACCGATAATCCGCGCCACCGCAACTCCCGGAGGTCAGCCTCATGCTTGCACTGATCGCTTTCGTGGTTGGGCTCCTGATCGGAGCAGGGGCCGCCGCCCATCGCCTCCGTGGTGACCGCACCTGGTCCGAAGTCCTGCTCGCCCTGCGCGGCAAGCTGGACACCAAGGTCACGCAAGGTGGCGGCGGTGGGCCGAGCGAACCGCTCTGATGTCGCGGTGGTGCTGCTCCTGGTCATGGGGGCGCGGCACTACCTCTACGACGCGTGGCCGCCGGAGCTGCGCGGCCTGGCGTCCAAGGCGCTGGGGGCGCTCGCGCTACTGAGCATGGTCTGGCTGGTTGTCAGCCTGGTGCCGCGGTCGACGCCGGTCACTCTGGTGGCCCTGTGGTGGTCGATCGAGGAGGTGCAGGTCGCACTCTGCTCGTTCGCCTACATGGTGCGTCCGTGGCCGGTTCCTGTCGGGCACTCCATCTGCAGCGCGCGCCTGGATCTCGACCTCGGCGCCGTGGGCATCGTGGTCATCTTCTGGCTTGCCATCTACGTCTATCGGAGCCTCTATGGCCGCACCACCACCCGGGCCTGAGCTCGACCTGTCGCTCTGGGCGGCGACGCTGACCGTCGCGGGCCTGCTCTGGGGCCCGCGCGCAGGTCAGTTCCTGGCGGCCTACGCGCTGATCCTGCTCGGGTGGTTCGCCGGGCTCCTGGTCGGGCTGTATCGGCGCGACATGGACTCAAAGCTGCCGGCGTGGGTGTACGCTCTGATCACGCTGATCATCTGCATTGGCGTGACCGTCCCGGCGTCGCAGTTCCTGGCGCAGCGTCTGGTCGACTTCACGGACGCTTCGTTCACCGGGTTCCTGCTGCCGGTGGCGTTCCTGATCTCCGCGGCACCTGACAAGTGGGCGGCGTTCGGGCGGCTGCTGTACTCGAAATGGCAGGCACTCCAAGGGCAGGAGAAGAAGCCATGAGCGGCGGCGATGTCTTGCTGATCCTGTTCCAACTGACGCTCGGCAACCTGCCGACCGTGGCGGCCGACGCCATGCTGGTGGTCGGGTGCGTGATCATCTCGTGCCGCATCGAGAAGATGATGCGAGGCGTCACCGCGTTGCGGGTGTTCGTTCAGCACGCCGCGCTCGCGCTCGGCATGTTCAACGCGTTTCTGCTGTCCTTCACCAAGTTCGCCGCCTGGGGCACAGCGTCTGTCGCAGCCGGCGTGCTGATCTTCTTTCTGCTCAGCCTCTCGCGGTGGCGCTACGCTCCGCCGTCGGGCACTGAGCGGCCCCGTCCGCTGTCGCCGAAGCACATGCGCCACGTGCACGGCGGAAACAGGAGCGAACCGTGATGCCCACAAGGCTGTCAGGCGACAGCCGGCCGCCGCGATGTCACTGTCGGCCATCCGCCGCCGTCACGAATCTTCACGATGGTCTTTTGGCTGACGCCCGCAACGATCGCGAGGGTGTGAGCCGGGATCCCCTGAGAGAGCAGTCGGCGAATGTAGACGACGCGTTTGCTGGTCAGCTTCGCCATCGGAGACTTCTCGCCCCGGAGGTCAATCAATCCAATTTCCCACTGATGCTGGGTGTTCCTTGCAAGGCTCACCCACTCCAGATTCTCGGGACGATTGTTCAGCCGATTGCCATCGACGTGGTTGACCGTCAGACCATCCTGGAAGCCAGGGCAGAAGGCCAAAGCGACGAGCCGATGCACGCGCTCCTTCACGCGCTTGCCTTGCTTCAGGACCGCCACCTCGAGGTATCCGTTGCGGGCCACGCACGGTCTGATCTCTCTCTCCGGAAAGCTGCTGCTGAACGTCGACACTTTGCCATTTCGCACCCTGGTGTATGGCGTCTGATGCGGCGGCGCTTTCACTCTCGCGTGCGACGAGACCATCCAAGTCAGTCCCTTGGACTCGACGGTGCGCCACTCTTCAACCTTTGCCATATGGGAGTTATATCAGCATGGCAGACCTAGAGCTAGCGAAGCGCGAACTGGATCGCCACCTGCGCTCTGAAGAAGGTGAGAGGCTCAGGCCTTACCTGTGCGACGCGGGCGTCCCGACTGTGGGTGTCGGTGCCACGACATACCTCGACGGACGCAAAGTGAAACTGAGCGATCCGCCGATCACCCGCGACCAGATGAACCGCATGCTCAGCGTCGAGATTGATCGGTACATGGCCGAGGTCATGGAGATGGTTGACGGCATCGCGACGACCTTCCAGCTCGTCGGCCTGGTGCTCTGCGCCTACAACATCGGCCTGCCAGGGCTGCGCGGTTCATCGATGATCCGTCTGCACCGAAAGGGCGACTACGCCGGCGCTGCGCGTGCCTTCCGACTGTGGAACAAGTACCGCCCCAGGAAGGGGGCGCCACTTCAAGTGCACCCGGTCCTCGAAGAGCGGCGCCAGCGCGAGGCTGGCATCTACATGATGCGCGAACCAGACGAGGCGCAGCAGCGTATGCCACAGGCGGTTGACGGCGAGTCCAAGCTCACCCGCTCCCCGATCGCGCAGGGCTCCGTGGTCACCATCGCCGCCGGCGCCGTAACCGCCGTGGGCGAGGTAGCTCCCGCGCTGGAGCAGGCCGGGACGGCGGCCAGCGGCCTCACGGCGGCGCTGGAGCCGGTGCGGGGCGCTCTGGGTGCCATCCGTGGCGCCGTCGGCTCTGTGGCGGATTTCCTGGGTCTGCCGCCTGGTGCGCTGCTCGCGCTCATTTTGGTGGTCGTCGGCTGGGGGATCCTCCAGAATCGCCGGCGGCAGCGCAGCGAGGGTTGGGCGTGATCAGCTCCGTGCTCGGGCTGGCCAGCGGCGTGCGCTGGTGGGTCTGGGCGCTGGCGGCCGCGCTCATCTGGGGCGGCGTCAACCGGCACGCGGCGCGCAGCGAGCGGGCGAAGTTCCAGGAGGCGGAGGTCGCCGCGGCGGCCGCACAGGCGGCCAGCGCCGCCGAGGCCAAGGCGAACACGGCGCGCCGCGAGGCGGAGAAGAAGGGGGCGATCGATGAAGCCAGGAAGTCCGCGGCGCGTGCTCGCGCTGCTCTGCTCGAGCAGCAGTCTGCTGCTGGCGAGCTGCGTGACCGTCTCGCCGTTCTTGAGGCCCGGGCCTGTGGCGGCGATCCCGGATCTAGCGGAGGAGGCGAAGGAGCCACCGCGGCCCGTGATCTGTCAGCCTACCTGCGCAGAAGGCTGGACGAAGCTGAAGCGGGAACTATCGAGTTTGCAGACGGTACCGCCCGGGCCCGCGACGTCTGCGAGCGGCAGTACCGCGCGCTGAAGTAGGCGGCTCAGCGCCGGCGCCTGGTCGGCACGCGGTCGACCCGGACCACCTTGCTCGGGCCGAACGTCAGGGTCAGCTTGGTGATCACGGTGCGGCTCATCCCCCCCATGCTCCGTTCCGGTGGGACATCGATGGTCGTCGTCTCCAGGCTGTCCCACTCCGGCTCGATCACCGCCTCGAGGTGGGTCAGCCCCTTCAGCTCGGTCCCGTCGGCGAGGAACAGCCGGTTCGGCATGGGCTCGCCGTTGCGCCGCCGGCGCTGCGCGCTCGAGGGTAGAAACAGAATCTTCATTGTGGTTCTCCGTGTCCTGGTGCCTAACGTCCGATCCACCGGACGCTACGCGCCGGTGATCTCCTGGTTATGCGCCTGCCGCGCGATCGACAGCAGCAGGTCGCGGAAAGGTTCCGGCGTGGCGTTGCGGATCGCGGTCTTGTTCTTCCCGCCCACCATCGCCACCACGCCGATGCGCCTGGCCTTTTCGTAGCCGTAGCGCTCGATCATCCAGTGGGGCAGGCGCTGCTCGGTCTTGCCCCACTTCAGCTCTGGCAAATCGCGTGCGCGAACGCCGCCGACAAGAAGCCATGTAGCTTTACCGCTCGGGTGCCCGTAGTGGCCCTGATAGACGCAGCAAGTCCAAAGCAGCGGTTCTAGGTCTGCGCAGATCCACCCTCCGTTGCGCGGGGGGCGGTACAGGCCAAACGCCTTCCAAGCGTGCGAGTCGGCAGGGTGCTCAATCACGCCGCCCCACTTGCGCAACGCTGCCAGTGCCGCAGCAAAGCACCCGCCATCGTCGCCCAGCTTGTACTGGTGCGGCTTGCGCGTGCTGCCGTGCCAGAACCTGCCCCAGCGCTGGCAGGGCGGGTGCGCCACAACCGGGTGCGGGCCGGCGTAGGTGCGCGCATCGCGCGCTTCGTCCCACGGGTCAACGCCTGGCACTCCCACATAGCATCCCTTCGGCTCCACGTAGAGCGCCGCCACCATGCGAGGCTCCACCACGGCGCATAACCCGTCGCTCGAACTCGACATGCCCCGCGAGGCGTCGGCGGCCGGGAAAGGGTCAGCGAGGGGCATGCGGTTCAGCTCCATCGTTAGGCCCCAGCCCAATCGGGCAGGGGTTCACGGGGCAGGTGTCGCAGTAGCGGTGCGGTGCAGCGTGCGGGCAGTCTTGCAGCGCCTCCACGGTCTTCTGTGCCCGCATGGTCGCAAGGTGCATCACCAGCGCCTTGCGTTCCTCGGGCGTCAGGTTGTGCTCCGCAAACAGTTCGTCGAAGGTTGTCATTGCATGCTCCTGTGTACCCACACGGCAGCGCCGCTCACGGGGTCTTTAAATTCAAGGGTCGGGCTGCACCAGCAGTCCGCGCTTCCGATGTGCTGGCGCTGGCTTGAAAGCGTCGCCGTCAGCGTGCGCATGAGTTGGCCTAGCGTTACCACTTCGTACCGCTCGGCGCAAATGGCTTCAAGCTCTGGCAGCACGTCGCGGCCAACCACACGAGACAGCGACCACACTTCGTGCTCGGTCAGCACAATTGGCCTGGTGCGCAGCACGTTGGGGAACGTCACTCTCATGATTCGCCTCGCTTCTAGGCGCCTTGCACTGGCGCACTGAACACATGCCGCCTTCCTGCAGCGGGTGGAAGGTCGCCCACTCGCCATCGCACTCGTCGGCATATCCACATTGGCAGGTCATTCGGGCTCCTTCGCCTTGTCTATCCGGTCGCGCAGCCAAGCCGCACCGCCCAGCCGTTCCAGCTTTTCCCGCTGCGCCACCGTCAGCCGAATGGAGAGCGTCACCGTCTCCTGGCCTTCCTTCAGCGGCTTGCGGCCTTGGCCCCTTCCGGTGCCGCCTCGCTTTGCCTCGCTCACTTCAGGCCCAGCGTGTGCGCCATCGCGCCCTTGGCAATCTGGTAAATCTCTTCTTCGCTGGCGGCCGGGAACTGTGCGCGGGCAGCGGCAACAATCGTGTTCCAGCCGTTCATCATCTCTTGCAGGTCTTGGGCGAAGGTGGTGGTTTGCATGTTGTCTCTCCGGTAGTTGCTGCGCGTCTTGCAGTGGTGTTAATGTAGTGCGCAATCAACCTGCCGTCAACAACTATGATGTGCGCCCGCAGTGTGTTCATGTCGGCCTGCACTTCGCCAGCCCGGTCGGCCGTGAACACCAACCCGGACATGGCGCGCTCAAGCGCAGGCCACAGGCGCGTCAATGCGATCCGCATGCGCAGCAGGTCGGATTCCGCCTCGCAGCGGCGCTTCACTTCCTCGCAGTGCGAGCAGCCCGGCATGTAGAAGTCACTGCCACAGTTCGGGCAATACTCCGGCTCACGATCGGGCGGGTCGCCGAAGGCTTCTCTGCTCATGGCTTGCTGTCCTCAAAGCCGTGCTCAACTGGGCGCCAGTCGCCGCCGTGCCGCTCTTTCATGTCCAAGGCTCGAAAGCCCGCAGACTGCTCGCGCCTGAGCCTGCTTGCCGCGCACACATCGGACGTGATCGTCAGTAACCCCATATCGAGCATGTAGCGGCCGGTACTTGTGCCGTCCGGCCTAAACTCCTCCACCAGCCACGAGTACGTCACGAGTAGTCCTCGTCAAAGTTGCAAGGCACAGTCCATTGCCTGCCACAGCGCGAACACTCAATGATGTCGTGCTCGTCCACCACGCCGCAGCAGTCCACCGTGCGCGGCTCGGGACAACTCTGCAAGTGCCGTTTGCAAAGCTCGGGCTTCTCGGCATCGTGCAGGCTGCACCCGCCTTTGATACGGCCACCTTCGTAGCGCTTAGGCGTCGTCATAAAGGTCGTGCTCTTGGCACAGGTTGTCCATGTCTAGTCTGGCGCGTTGCGTCACAAGCTCGCGGCCGTCTCGGAACACAAGGCATCGGTAGCGCTGCCCCGGCCTGATCTTCCACTTGTCCGCCTTCACGCCGTCCAGCACCAGCCGTTCTTCGGCTGTGAGTTCGTTCTCTGGCGGCCCATAACTGCGCCACATTTCGCTGGCGTCGCAGTGGTAGAACTTGCGAGCCGTTCGAACCTCGTCTTTCAGTACAAACATCATCACGCTCCGGTAAGGGCCGCCCAACAGTGCGCTCAAGCGGACCCAGGCCGGCGGGCAACGCTCAAGCATTCCTTGACAGTTCATCTGCGCCGGCCCGGGCCGCTTAGCTCCGCGTTAGGCCCCAAGAGTCAGGCCACGAATCTGCAGCCCGTTCTGCTCAGCGAAGGCGCGCTGCACTTCAGTCGCAAACTCCTGCACGCTCGTGGCGTAGATGCCGCCCGCCGCGTTTCTGAGGCCATCGTCAGCAATGGCATCAACCACGGCCATGCCAAGCTGCCCGCACGTCCGCGGCGTGGCGTCCATCAGCGCCCGCAGCTCGGCGGCCACATGCTCAACCTCGGGCAGGTAGTGGTGTTCCTCGACGTGGCTCGCGCCGTCACGGCGAATCAACTCGCCGTAGCCGGTCAGCATGCTTGCCGCGCGCTCAAGCAGCATGCGCACGCTATCGGCCGGCGCCCACGCTACGGTTACCTCAATGTGTCCTTCAGCCATCTTCTCGCTCCGGTTGGTTGGGGCCTAACACTTCGCTCAAGGGCGACAGCCGCTGGCGCGGCTGCGCCTTAGCTTCGACGTTAGCCGGCGCGCCGGCGTACCCGAACTCCGTCGACCCAACCGACCATCCAGGTCGACCCGTCGCGCGGATCCATGAACATGCCATCGTCGTCGTCGCGCTGGAACAGGGCACTTGGCGCTTCGATCATGACCGGGATGCTCACCATCCTTCCCTCGACCGCCACGCGGCGGCGGCCGTAGGTGGTGCTGACGTCTGGCAGGGCCTCGAACGCAGCGATGGTCAGGATTGGCATTGGGTTCCTCCTGAGCTGAGGCGTGCTTCGCGTCTCCGGCTTCGAATCTCTCGAGCCAGCAGCGATCGCAGTTCCGCTCCACGTCCTTTGGTCAAGTCTTCCGTGCGGAAGATCCAGGCGAAGGTGGAGCCGTTGGCAAAGCGTACGGTGTACTTCGTCGCGGGCGGGTTTCCCTGCATCGCCCAATCGAGGCCGCTGAGGGTCTTCTCGATGCGTCCGGCTCTGTACCTCATGCTGGCTCTCCCACCAGGACCGCGCGCGCGCTGAGCACCCGGAGCTCGGGCTCGTTGAC